GCGTGACTACGGCGCTGTTGCCTTGGTTGTGCCAGCTTAATAGCTAGACTGAAGGAGGCTCTCAAAAGGAGTCTCCTTTGGCCTGTCTAGTGAGGTAAAAATAATGGCTAAATTTAAATGTATTGTTAGTGGTAACGTGATTGAATTCACTAACCAAGTAGATATTGACTCTATGGTTGGTCATGAAGGTTACATCAAACTTGAAGAACCACAAGAAGTTGTAGTAAAGCCTACAGCAGCTAAAAAGACCGCTACTAAAGCAGCCACTCCAGTAGAGGCTGAATAAATGGCTATCTATCGTGGTCCGGGTGGCGCAGGTGATGCCACAGGTGACGCTACCAACGCCTCAGCTCTAGCTTTAGCTGCTAAGGATGCTGCTCAAGCGTCTGCAACTTCTGCTTCAGCTTCTGCTACAGCAGCTTCTAACTCAGCTACCTCTGCAAGCACATCAGCCACTGATGCGGCTACCTCAGCTACCAACGCAGCAGGTTCAGCTACTACTGCTTCTACAGCAGCCACTAACGCTTCTAACTCAGCCTCTGATGCAGCTGATTCAGCCACAGAAGCAGCTTCTAGTGCCTCCGATGCAGCAGACAGCGCTACAGCAGCTGCCTCAAGTGCCTCTAACGCATCCACTGATGCCTCAACTGCAAGCACACAAGCTACCAATGCAGCCTCTAGCGCCTCAAGTGCTTCTACCTCAGCAAGTACAGCTACAACAAAGGCCTCTGAAGCAGCAACTAGCGCAACTAACGCGGCCTCTAGTGCTTCCTCAGCTAGTACTTCAGCTTCTACTGCGACAACTAAGGCAAGCGAAGCTAGTACATCGGCTACTAACGCGGCTACTTCAGCTTCCTCCGCTTCCTCCAGCGCTACTACAGCAGTCAACGCTAAAAACGATGCCTTAGCAGCACAAACAGCAGCTGAGACAGCTGAGACTAACGCTGAGACAGCAGCCACCAATGCTTCTAGCTCAGCTAGTTCAGCGTCTACTTCAGCCACTAATGCTGCCTCTAGTGCCACAGCAGCAGCCTCTAGCGCTACCTCAGCTGCCTCTAGTGCTACTGCTGCGGCTGCTAGTGCCACTGAAGCTGCTACGTATGTTGCAGATCAGACAGGTAATTCAGGTAAATACTTAACCACTGACGGTACTGATGTAAGTTGGGCTTCTGTTGATGCTCTCCCAGATCAGACAGGTAATTCAGGTAAATATCTAACTACTGACGGTACTGATCCTTCTTGGGCTACTTTCACCAATGCTTTGGCTTGGGTTAACTTTAATGGTACTGGAACAGTTGCTATTAACTCGAGTTACAACGTATCCTCTATTACAGACAACGGTATTGGTGATTACACCATCAACTTTGCCACAGCTCTTTCTAACGCTAATTACGCCGCTTACGTAAGCGGAACAGTCGATGTGGCAAGCACAAGCTATCAGTTTTGCGCTGGTATCCGCGCATCAAGCGGCGCAGTAACATCAAAAACATCAAGTGGTGTTCGCGTTATTTCAGCCGCACCGGGCGGGTCATCTGTTGACAGTCAAAACATGAACGTAGCAATCTTCGGTAATTAAGGAACAATCATGGCACAAGTAATCATTTTCACAAATGACAACGGTGGCGTGAGCGTCTGTATCCCCACAGGCGAACTTGACATTCACGCTGTCAAGGCTAAAGACACTCCATCAACATCAATCGTCGTTCAAGATTCTGAGCTGCCACAGACAGACAACGACTTCTTCAACGCATGGGAACTTGCTGATGGCGTAGTCACTGTCAACTTGAACAAAGCCAAGGAAACCACAAAAGCCCGTCTACGCGCTGAACGTGAGCCTTTGTTGGCTGCTCAGGATGTGTTGTATATGCGGGCTATTGAAGCTAATACTGATACCACAGCTATCGTGGCTGAGAAACAACGTCTACGTGACGTAACAGGCTTGGTTGATGCTTGCACAACTACTGCACAGCTTCGTGCCTTGAGTGTTTAAAAGGTTAAAACATGACTGACCATACTACCTTAACAACAGAGACAGGAGTAGCTCTGGTAACTAAGGCAGCACCCCCTGTGACAGTAAGTTTAGCCACTGTGGCAGGCTATCAAGTATCGGAGTTAGTTCTATGGGCTACTTTGATTTACACGGTTTTGATGATTGGACATAAATTATATGCAATATATCAAGATGTAGTAGATAAATCTATTGACAAAACTAAATAAATATAGTAGGATATAACTATGGCAACCACTAAGAAGCAAAACGCTAAAGTAGGTAAAGTTATGGGTGAGTACAAAGAAGGTACTCTCCATAGCGGTAAAGGCGGTCCTGTCGTTAAAGACCGTAAGCAAGCTATCGCTATTGCCATGAGCGAGGCTAAGATGCCTGTTCGTGGTGCTCGTACAGCTAAGAATAAGGCTAAGAAGAAGTAATGTCTCGTCCTGTAACAGTAGGTTTAAATCTTACTGCAAACACTCTGACGACTGTCTACACGGTTCCTAATGGCTACTACGCTAAATGGAACCTGATGTATATGTTTAATAGCTCAGGCAACACAAAGAGCTGTACTTGTTATTACAGCGATTCCAGTGCAGCTACAGATATTTACATTATGAATGGACTTTCTATCAATTCTAAAACTTACGAGAAAATTGATGGCGGGTCGTACATGGTTCTGGAAGAAGGCGATACGGTAAAGACAATAACTGAAGCAGGTAGCTCTTTTACTATTATCTGTACCTTTGAGCTATTCAAGAAAGAAGGATTCTAATTCATGTCTACTTATTTAGAGACAGTCAATAACGTACTTCGCAGGCTTCGTGAGCCTACGGTGTCTAGCGTCAATGAGTCTAACTACTCAGCTATGATCGGTGTGTTTGTCAATGATGCTAAACGTGAAGTAGAAGATGCTCACGATTGGAACGTATTGTCTGATACATTGACAGCTAATACTTCAGCTGGTATCTTTAACTACGTGTTGGTAGGCTCAGGTAATCGTTTCCGTGTCATTGATGTCTTGAATGACTCCAATGATACTGAGATCCGTTACGCTCCTACTAAGTGGATGAATAAGCAGTTCTTGTTGACTCAATCTCAATCAGCTGCTCCTTTGTTCTATAACTTTAACGGTGTAGACAGCAACTACGACACACAGGTAGATATTTACCCTATTCCTGATACCGTATACGCTCTTCGTTTCAACTTGATTATCCCTCAGGCTGATCTGACCTCAGACGGTACTCGTATCTTAGTTCCTCCACACCTTGTCTCTATGTTGGCTTACGCTAAAGCTATTGCTGAACGTGGTGAAGACGGTGGTAACTTGTCCTCTGAAGCTTACGCTTTGTACAAGATGTCTCTAGCTAACGAGATCGCTATTGAGCGTAATCGTTACGAAGAAGAGATGAACTGGGTTGCTCCATAATGGCTGAACAGCTTGTAGCCTCCTCTATTGCAGCTCCCGGCTTCATGGGAGTTAACACTCAGGATAGCTCTGTTACCCTTGAGTCAGGCTTTGCTACGCAGGCTCTTAACTGCGTTATCGACAAGTTTGGTCGTATCGGTGCTCGTAAGGGCTGGACAGCTAAACATACAACGAATAGCGATCTAAGCACCGCCAGTGTAAAAGCTATCGGTGAATTGATCGGTAACGATGGTACTTCATACACCATCTTCGCTGGTAATAATAAGATATTTAAGCTTGTAGGCTCTACAGTCACTACCTTGTCTTACGGCGGTGGCGGTACAGCTCCTACGATTACAGACAGTAACTGGCAGATGGCTGCTCTGAATAATATCTTGTATTTGTACCAAGCTGGACATGATCCTCTTATCTTTGATCCTGCCGTGTCTGCTACAACATACCGTCGAGTATCAGAGAAGACAGGATACTTAGGTACTGTATCTAGTAATAACTGCGTCATTGCAGCTTATGGACGTACATGGTCAGCTAATAACTCCACAACTAAGTCCACCATTCAGTTCTCTGACTTGCTTGCTGGTCATATCTTGACTACTGGTACAGCTGGCTCTATTGACGTATCTCAGGTGTGGCCTAACGGCTCAGATGAGATCACTGCTTTAGCTGCTCATAACGGCTATCTGTACGTATTTGGTCGTAGACAGGTTCTCATCTATAAAGGTGCTCGTGACCCTTCATCTATGGCCTTAGAAGATCATATCAGCGGTATTGGCTGCTGTGCTCGTGACTCAGTTGTAGTTACAGGCACTGATGTCTTATTCCTGTCTGATTCAGGTTTACGTTCTATGGCTCGTACAGTACAGGAGAAGTCAGCTCCTCTGAGAGACATTAGCGCTAACGTGCGTGATGACTTGGTACGCGATACGAAGCAGGAAACCTTAGCTAACATCAAAGCTGTGTACTCAGATGTTAATGCTTTCTATTTAATTACATTCCCT